TGTATATGTCAAAAGACAACGTGGCTGAGGTCGATTTCGATACTTGGTGTATGCTAGTAGCAGAAAGTATGTGTGATGTTTGAGGTAATATCCGCTGTTTGCGTTGTGTATGGCATGGCTGGTGAGCCAATAAGTCGGTGCTGGATGTACCGTGAGGAGATTGAACAGGCGTTCAGGACAGAAGCTGAGTGTTTGCAGTTTGCCGCATGGCGTGAAGTCACATTACAGCAGAATGTATACGAGCAGACCCAGCGCCCGCCTGTTGTGAAGGTTGTCTGTGCCTTTACTGGTGAGTCTAGTTAGCGTAGTCCATAGGCGGGGTGTGGCCGACTCCGTAAAACTCTTCTGGCATTTTGTTGCCTTTGCGCCAGTTTTCTTCTGCGGTTATGATTTGTAGGTTCCAAGGGGCATTTAGGCCACAAACAGTCTCCCCCCTTATTGGGTAATAGTGGTCAACTTGATGTTCTATGCCAGTGGCTTTACTTATTTCATTGCAGGCTTGGTACAATTCATAAAAATCTTGGTTAGCTAGCGTTGAAGGCGTAGCTCTTTTAATTGCCTTGTCCCTCATTTTTTGGGCAATGCATTTTTTTGCCCTGCCGCCATTGTTTAGCCATTCTGTACGCTTTTCGCGTATTCTTTCTTTGTTGGCTTGGTGGTAGGCTTGCCGTGCTTTCGCAAGCTTGTCTTTGTTTTTTTGCCTATATTCATTTTCACAGGCTTTTATCTTTTCTTGGTTTTGGGCCTTGTATTTTTTGCATCGTTCGGCGCTGCAAATTGGGCAGGCTGGGTGGTTTACCTTTCTAAGAGCTCTGTGGCCTTTTACGCATGGCTTTTCTGGTAAGTATGTTTCTCGCCCTTCTTTTATTGCCTGCTGTCTAGGGGACAACGGCTTTGACGCTGTTATAATCCGCCTGCGCTTTTGCTGTGTTTGACAGTGTTTTTTAACTTTATCTGGGTTTTGTTGTTTCCATCTTTTGCTGTTAGACAAATGCTTGTCTTTGTTCTGCCGCCATTTTATTTTTCGACATTCGTCACAGTAACCAGTCGCCGTATATCGGAGTTCGATATGCCCATGTTTGCATGGCTTGCCTGTAAAGTAGTGCGTAAGGCCTTTCTCTTTAGCTTCTTTGCGTGTGATGATTTCCATTGTCTTGCCTCCATTTTGTGTCTTGACAGGGTTATCCACAGCTGATTAAAATCTCTTTAACAGCACAGCAATGCGGCCGCATGTAGTGAACAGCGTTATCAGCAGCTGCAGTGATACTAACTAAACTTTCTATATATAAAAAAAGAGCATCGCTGAGAAAGCAATGCATTGCATGCAATGCATTGCTGGGTTTTTTTAGAATTTTTAATCTTCAATCTCCATGCTTCTCGTGCGCCGCCATTCTGGTTGGCTAGTCTCCACGATTTGCGAGATGGCATAGCGGTCAAAGATATTCGGATGCCGCCTCATCATCGAGCCCGCGCTTTGTCGGGCTTTCTCTATTGTGTCGAACACTTCGTAGTGGTGCTTTTCCGTGGTGTCTCCGCTGATACCCGGAAAAAAGCGCAGTGTGTAAGCTAGTAGGTACATGTCTATTCCTCCTCTAGGTTGATGCCAAACCACCTTGTCAAGTCGTGGTTGTTCCTTTCCAGTTCGATGATGTCTTCATAAGAAAACGACACCAGACACCTTGCCGACTCTAATATGGAGTCTGTTGTGCGCAGTATGTTTAGAATAGCTTTTTGCTGTTCACTGGTCAGGGCGTCAAAGCTTTTGCGGCGTTGCGCTTGCGCTTTTTCTATATTCTTTAGTGCCTTCCTAAATTCTGCTTGTGCGTTTGCCATGTCTCAACCTCCGGTGTTTATCTGTGAAATGTCTCTGTGAATAATCTTGGCAACAAACCACGTTTCCATGCGGTATCCGTGGGCTTTCTTTTGTCGCGCTATCCATTCAAGGGCTTTCTCTTCTGTGTCGTGCAACTGCCAGTCATCGTCATATTGAAACGGCCCTGTCTGTATCGAATATGTTGTTAGATAGTCTTCCATCACTCTGCCTCCTCTATGGCTGTTGATGCTTCAGCTGTTTGAATGATGCCACCAGTCATTGCGGCCCATTCACATTCTGCGGCATGTTCTGCGTGTTCTAGGCTGTCTGCCTCGACTGTTATGATGCGTTCTACCAGTCCGATGACTGTCACTGTGTACTTTTGCATGTCATTACCTCCGTAATCGCGTTTTAAAGCCCGCTGAGGCCTGTCAAAGCTTCAGCGGGTAGGTTGGGTGCTAGTTAAGGTCTGCGAGGGTGATTGTGCCGTCCTTAATCAGCTTTTCAGTCTCTGCTTTTTTCATGTCTAAAAACATGTTCCGGTACTTTCCGGTTGTTTTGCTGAAATCCCAGCTGTCGCGGTCAAGCTTTATTGTGCCGTCAACGCCTTTAAAGGCTATGACTGTGGTGTAGCTTTGAAAGTACCAGCCGTCCTCTGCATGAATGACAAACTGGTCTGGAACCTTGTTGCCAGATGGTGAAAGCATGTTTGTAACTGTTGGAATGTATGTCATGGTATAACCCTCCTGTAATGGCGTTTCTGATGGCCTCATCAGTGCTGGCCTTACCAGCAGACCAAGCCCGACATTATCGGGCAAGGTTTCGGCCTAGCTTATCCGCACAAGTGAATACTCAGCTTCCTCCAATGCCTCAATGTCGGCCTCTGTCAAAGCGTATGGTGAATGAGAGACTGTGTGTTCAACACGCCGCTGTATTTCACCAGCTATCCAGTCCTGCGCCTCATAGATGCAGTCGAATGTTTTAACAGTCGGGTTAGTGTCTAGGCTGTCAATGGCGTATGTTACTGTGTAATACATGGTAAAACCTCCGTTGTTTGTAGTGTGATGCTTGCCTATGAATGTGTCTAAAATAGGGCAAGCTGGTGATTATTTTGTGGCGGTGTTTGTTCCTTGAACAGGTGCGGGAACAGTGTCGAGCCCTGCCAAGCGTCTGCCGCGCGTCTAGCGGCCTTGGCTATCTCCGGCATGGGTTTGATAGTCATCTCAACCGGAGCGTGCTTGAATGGCGTCTCTATGACTTTCACGTTGCTGACCTTGCACCGTCTTGACCTGTATTCATCGACAGGTTTCGGGCCGCATTGGTCCAGCATCATGCCATTGAGTGCCAGCTGGACGTGACTGCCAGTCGTTATCATGTAGAGCGTGTCTTTTGCGGTGTGGTTCTCGACAAAATACTTCACCGTCCTGCCTTTACCAGCAAACAACGTGCCGCCTCCAGCTGGTACGGTTGAGTGCCATTTAATGCCAAGCTTGTCTAAGGCTGGCCCTTGGTGGCATGTGAAGGTTGCGCCCTTCCAGCGCTTACCGTATCGGCCCACGCTGGCAAAGGTGTTCCAAGCGCGGGCAAAGCTGACGCCTGCGGCGACTGCCAAGGCAGTTACACCGCAGTTAGGGCCAGACCGTGCGTCCGCTGGTAGTTTGAAATGCGGGCTCATGTTACTGCCTCCGGCCTGTGTTTATCTGGATGCCTTCAGCGAGAAGGTTCGCTGTGGGTGTCGATACAATCGCATAGACAGCGCGGTGGTAGGCTGTGGCACCGTGCCGATAATCTTTTGAAAAGCGAAAGCCTGTCATGCGAAGAATAGGCGCAATCATCCGCGCGGTTATGACTTTTAGTCTGTAATGAATGTGTTCCATGTTACTGCCTCCGGTTGTGCGTTGCTTATGATTGCAATGTGGGCAGTGAATGCGGCGAGAATGTGGCAAGAGTAAGGTTTTTTGCCTAGATTGTTGCCTTATTCATAGAAAAGTTTACACTGAGCGGCATGGATGCGTTGCGGCTAAGTGACTGGAATGTATGGGATGGATGGATTGTTGTAAGTGTCTGCACACACTCTGTATACACAGTCTATCGCGCGGCACTGTACGCCGAGCCTATCATAGTGTGGCAAAAATGCAACAGTGTCTCTTTTTTGCAACAGGTACCGGGGGACTATTTTAAAGGCATGCACCCCAGCAAGTCGGTGCCGCTTCGATATGTATTAAATATATGTTCTGCACACACGGAGAAAGCATGACAAAACTCACGACCTACACAACACGGCAAATCATAGCCGACCTTGCAGATGGCTTTACGATGGTAGATGCCTGCAACCGTGCGGGCGTTTCTAGGCAGGCTCTGTACAAGCGCATGAAGCGCAGTGAGGAGCTTGACGCTGCGGTACGCACTGCACAGCAGTATAGCGCGGAGAAGGCGCTAGAGGAGCTTGATAAGCTGTATGACGATGCCCTTAACAAGCGAAAGGACTACGACCCGCATGTGCTGCGTGATTATGCCAATCATGTGCGCTGGAAGGTGCAGAAGATTATACCGGAGCGCTTTGGTGAACAGAAGAACAAGGCTGGCGTTGAGGTGACTGACGGTGGCATACGCATTATGTGGGAAAGCTAATGGACGTAAAGATTCCATACAAGCCTCGTGCGCTCCAAGCTGAAATGCACAACAGCCTGAAGCGCTGGAATGTCTTAGTGATGCATAGACGCTTTGGCAAGACTGTATTCGCGGTTAATCAGCTAATAAAAACCACGCTTACTTGTCCGTTGCCAAGGCCACGCACAGCGTTTGTTGCGCCTACGTTTGCGCAGGCCAAGCGTATTGCTTGGGATTACGTTAAGTTTTATGCGTCTGTCATTCCCGGCGTTACGTTTAATGAGACAGAACTGCGTGCTGACTTTCCGAATGGGGGGCGGTTAATGTTGCTGTCGGCTGAGAACCCGGATGCCCTTCGTGGTATTTATTTGGATGAGTGCATTTTTGACGAGTTTGGCATGCAGAATCCAAGGGTATGGGGGGAAGTTGTACGGCCTGCTTTATCTGACAGACAGGGCTCGGCTTGTTTTCTAGGCACGCCAGCTGGTCACAACCATTTTTTTGATTTGTTAGACACGGCGCGGGGGCAGATTGCCGAAGGCTCTGAAGACTGGTATTTTAAGATTTGTAAGGCTAGTGAGACTGGCATTGTTAAGCCAGAGGAACTAGATGCTGCCAAGGCACAGATGACGCCTGAACAGTATGAACAGGAATACGAGTGTTCCTTTACGGCGGCTATCATCGGGGCGTACTACGGCAAGCTGCTGAGTGAGGCTGAAGAAGCTGGCCGCATAACCAGAGTTCCTTACGACCCTATGTATCCGGTGCATACGGCTTGGGATTTGGGTATTAACGACTCAACAGCCATATGGTTTGCGCAGATATTCAGAGGCGGTGCGGTAAATGTTATTGATTATTACGAGAGTTCTGGCGTTGGTCTCGACCATTATGCAGATATACTCACAAAGAAAGATTATAATTACGGCGACCACCTCGCTCCTCACGACATTGAGGTCCGTGAGTTGGGCTCAGGTAAAAGCCGCTTGGAAACGGCGTTTTCGCTCGGAATCAGATTCAAAGTGATTCCTAAGATGAAGGTAGCTGATGGCATTAACGCGGCGAGGATGATGCTACCTAGATGTTATTTTGACCGTGACAAGACAGCGGAAGGGCTGGATATGTTGCGCCAGTACAGGCAAGAGTGGGATGACAAGAAAAGAAGCTTCAGAGACGCGCCCCGGCACGACTTTACCAGCCACGCCGCAGACGCCTTCCGTTACCTTGCAATCGGGCTTGAGAACCGGACAAAAATGGTTCGGCCTCCACAGGCGGTTGCAGATAACGCTTACAACCCTTTTCAGCATTGATTTGAGCAAGCCATGATGATGGATTATGAACAGTTTCACTATGACACGGCTTCCATGATGATGGATTACAGCCAGTATCACAGGAACTATTCTTGGGCTGACAAGCGAATGTACTTAGAACCGCCCTTGGCTATGGGTAATTATATATTTGGTGTAGACTCCGAAGCGACACCCTATTTGTTTGCTACTTGGGCCTTCCCGGAAAAACGACATGTGGACGAATATATTGAAACAGGTAAGTTCCCACCTGCCGCTTGGCGTGGTGATGGCGATAGTCCTTGGGTTGTTGATTTTATCTGTTTTGGGGGTCGTCAAGGGATAGTCGAGGGTTTTAGGTCTTTGAAAGACATTTTTATTCAAATGGGTTATATTGACTGCTATTGGCTACGGACGGAGACTGGCAAGGTCGGTTTCCACAAATTGAAGGAGTTCTAAGATGGGTTCAGGTGGAGGCGGCGGCGGCGGCGGCGGCGGCGGCGGTGGCCGCGACAGAAATCGTGGTGTAGAGCGGGGCAGAACTAAACAGCCTCCTGTGGCAGTAACAAGGCCAACTCCACCACCTGCTGTGACTGGTGGCGGTAGAGGTGATAGCGCTCCTCCCAAGCCAACGCCTAAGCCTGCGCCCAAACCCGCACCGAAGCCGGCACCTAAACCGGCACCTAAACCTGCGCCCAAGCCAACGCCTAAGCCTGCGCCGGCACCACG